CACTTACTGAATTTCCACCATCAATACCGGATATTATCTTTGTATCATACTTGAAGCTTGCTATTACATTGTTGTTTTCAATTTCAGTTCTCTCATCAATGCAAGGATAATTTGAACAAAGCTTGTATGTTATGTTTATGTTCTTCTGATTTACATCAGTACTTTCCATATCTACCTTGTTGAACTCTATCTGATAATTGTTGTCTATCTCAAGAGAACAATTGATTATTTGTCCAAGATATGTAATGTTGAAATATTGCTGGAACATAAGACGGTCAATAAGTTCTTGTACAAGTATCAATGATTCATTATAATTAGAAAGAACATATTTTGCAGTCAATGTAACTTCAATTGGAATTCTTCTAATTTGTGCATTATATCCTTTTATCATATTGCCATCTCTTCTTTCATACTGACCTCTTACATAAGGTGATGAAAGCTCTTCATTTGGTACTGCAATGTCACCAAGTTCAATTACACATCTTGGCATCTTCATATAGATTGCATCCTCGCCTGAGGTTTCTTTCATTGAAAATTGATAGCCGTTTGACTCAACATACAAATAAGATGATCCCGTATTGAATATGAAGTGTCTTATTCCTTTGTTGTAAAGCAGAATGTTATCAGTCAACCATGCTAATGCTCCACGAACTAACAATGAAAAGAATCTTTCATCTCTGTTGTATAAGTCATCAAACTTTTCAATATGCCAAGGCCTTATCCATGTTGAACTTTGTTTATTTACAATTGTCTTTGCCATTTGAATTATACTGCATTGTCTTATATAGTTAAAAATAATTTTATTGTCCAAAATCTTGGTTCATAATGGCACAATATCAAACTATTTTTGTATTTTTAATTGAAGATACAATATATAAAACACACATATGAAGTATATAGCAATAAACACTATAGGAGACTACCCAGAAGATTTTTTGTTTGCAAAGGTTGATGTTGAACATCATCTTCAGGAAACGGGACAAATTGAAAATAGAATGAGACTTGATGAGTTCATTATTTGGCTCAATCTACAGAAGACAATATACTTGAAAAGCCAACACAGCATAGCATTCAGGATTGCAGAAGGTGAAAAGGAAAACTATGTATTCTATAGTCTTCTTGACCAAGATGACAAATTGTTTGAAGCATTCAAACATAAACTTGAAACACTTAAGTTTGATTTTTCAACACTTAAGAAGGTTGCACCTGTTGACTTGATGAACATGGATCTTGATACTGCTGAACTGTTTATGATTGACAGTGAAATGTATGTATAATCAGTTTGCTTTGTTCTATATTATATTAAATAAACAATAAGATAACAATGGGACCTAAGGACAAATATTGGCTTGTTAACATTCAACTAATTGATGAAGATGAAAATGGCAAGATTAAGAAATCAAAAGAAACACATCTTGTTGATGCATTTGATGTAGTCGGTGTTGAGAAGAAAGTTAAAGAGATGATGGATGGTGAAACAAGAGATTGGACAATTGTTTCAATAAACAAGTCAGGAATTATTGAGGTGTACTAATTTTAACAAGCACAAAAAAAGCAGCTTACATCAGTAGGCTGCTTTAATTATGTAATAAGTTTGATGTTTATACAAACAGGAGTGAAAGATATGTTCCGACGAACATTATCATTTCAAGCCAAAAGATTTTTGATGTCTTAAGAGTCAAAGACAAAAGAGCGGTTGCAATTACAAACAATGATGCTCCTAAAAGTACAGGCCACATTTTTACAACAAACAATATCCATGCAAATGCTGCGGCTGCACAAGAATATGCAAATATTGGATGAAGCTTTCCTTCTGTCTCGTCAGTCTTCCAATTAGGTGTAAATGATACACACATCAAATATACGGGAGTAAAGAATCCTAAAAATTGAAATACATTGTCATTACCAAGTTCAATCATTACAGGCATCAGTAATGCGGCTGCTACAAATGTAACGATACCCCATAAATTCATATTGTGTATAGGGATTACTTCGCCCCATTTACTTGAATAATCTGAGTAAGATGGAAGCAATCCCCAGCGAACTACACCCGCAAATATGAATCCAAAAAGGATTATTGCACTTAATGCACTAAGAATTGTTATCCACATATATTACTCTTCCTCTTTCTTTTTGTCTTCGTCTTCTTTCTTGTCATCCTCAGGTTCTTCATCAGCTTCGTCAAGGTCATCAAGATAGTCAAAGTAAGACTTCAATGTGCTTTCACATTTTGAAACTTTCTGAGCATATGACTCATTCTCTGCACGTTTCTGGTCTTTACCTCTCAAATGAATGTAGTCCTGAAGGAGTTCAAAAAGACCTGATGCTTTATCTGCATTGTCAGCAGATACTTTTACTGAGATCTTACTGTCTTCTATCTCAACATCAACACCATCCTTGTCAGCAATTTCTTTTGCTGATTTCAATGTATCCTCAGCACCTTCAAAATCAGTGAAGTTGAATGAGAATGTCTTGCTTGAAGGAGCATTTCCTTCAACAGCTTCTTTAATAAATGTTGTTAAACTTTTCATTATAGTTGTTTAAATAAATTTATTCATATCTACATATTTTTACACCACCATAAGGTCCGCACATTTCAATAATCTTATGTTCGTCACTAACCTTGAAATACAAACTTCCGTGTTTGAATATTGGTTTTTCATTATATATCTTCATATCAATATTCATCCATGAAGCATTATCCTTTTTATAATCCTTTGCTATCTTTGGATTGTCAAACTTTCTGCCTCTGTTTGTATAATACTTGGCATTTTCCTTACGGCATTCATTTCTTGTGATGAAATCCAAAAGCATATCTTTTATTTCTGCCTTTTCTTCATCAGACAACTTTTGCATTTCATCATTTCCATATCTTTTATCATAAACATCAAACAAATCAAAATGAAGCATCAAGCTTTCTAAATCATCGTTATATGTTTTGATACCTTTATTTAAATGAAGTTTCTCAGTTACATATTCATTTATGTTTATCATTTAACAATTGAACTTATTTTCTTCTCCTTTGTTTTTCACCATGTGAACTGTTCTTATGATTCTTCTGTTCATAAACATCATATTCATCACGGTTCATATTTTTGTTTTGTTTTTTAGTAAGAGCTTTCTTAGATGTTTGACGTAGGCTACGGCCTTCATTCAATTCCCCATCATAGAGTTCATCAAGATAAGATGCTAAATTCTTCATAATACAAAAATATTAATTTATAAGTTAAAACTGTAAATTTGGAAGCAGTTCAGCAAACTGCTTACCATATATCTTAATTTTGTTAACGTTTGCTTCAAGAGCTTCATCAAATACCCAACCAAATATCTTCCTATAATTATTTATAATATTATAGTTGCATTCATTTTCATTGAATGATACAGGAGCAGGACAATCACATTTGATATATGTTGGTTTCAAGAATGTCAGTGTATGCTGCAATGCAAGGAAATCACTGAAGAACTTCTGAAGTTTCTCAATAAGTACATCATTAGGAATCTTTTCATCCTCTGACATTGTTATTGTGAACCAATCATTATAGAACTCCCAATCACCAAGCATTTTCGCCAACCAAGTATTCATTGCTTCTGCATACAAATCAGAACAAGATGAAACTATTTCAGTAGATGATGACATTGAATTGCAACCACAACCATTTGTATTGTTCTTTGTTACTGCTGAATATCCAGAATTCAATATCATTGCAATTGCATTACTACCACAGTCAGACTTGAATCCTTTGAAATAATTAAGAACAAGTTCATAAATCTGATTTTGCGGAGTAAGTTTCAAGTCATCAGGTATTCTTGTGTTTTCAAGAATTATTTTACAGAATGTTGAATAGAAGTTGTTAAGTTCATCATCTGTATATGTAAGCTCACTAAGGAGATTGTTCTTTTCATTGAAATAATCTAAGTTGTTGTAATCCTTGAACACTTCACCTGACAGGTCATACCAATACTGTGTTTGGATGAATCCATATTCATCAAGATAGTTTGGAAGACGAACACTAAAGTCAGGAACTTCAATTTGGTCAGTAAGAGCAAGGTAATTGTATAATGTGTAGTTTGTATAATATTGCTCAGTTGCCATGAATCCGTCAATACCTTTTACCCAGATTCTATGGTCTACCAATGCCTGTGTAATGAATGACTGGAACACATTATCCTTGTCATTTACAAATGCATCTGTGATGTCAATGTACAGACGAGGAATATCAAGAAGCTCACCTTCTGTTGTATCTTCCAACAACAATCCCCAGTTATCCTCCTTAAGAATCAAATATGGTGCACCGAATGTTGTTTCACCAAGGATATAGTTCTGTACAAAGTATTGTATTCCAAATACATTGAAGTTTATAAAATATCTGCCACGTACCTTTTCTGGCAATTCTTCATTCATTGTTGCTTGAATGATAGTTGGCTGTAGATATTTGTAAAAATTGTTCATATTAAACCGCTGTCATTAATTAATTAAAAATAAAAAAGAGACATAACATAATACGCATGTAACATGTTACGTCACTTCAAATTAATGACAGTATGAAAATTATTCATCATCTTCAGATTTATTATCGGTGTGTTCTTCAACCCAATTTTCAAATGCCGCCTTGATAGTATCTGGGTGCCAAGTGATACCAATAAGCAATGCATAAAATGCATCAATAAGCTCATAAATATCAACATCACTATGTGGCATTTCCCAAGAAACCTTTCTTACACCGGATTCAAGAGTGATTCTTGTCAAATTTGGTTCTTCAATATTGTACATTATTGTATTGTAATATATTTCCATTTATAATATAGAAATGTTATTTTATTTTTAACCACAATACATTTATAACCTTTATGAACGGATTACAAGAATACTTATTGGAAAAACTTCATCTTACATCAGGAATTGACCATACTGATAAAGCATATGACGGCAAAACAAATAGTGTAACACTTGATATAGATAAACTTTATAAGAAATTTCTAATTGACAGCAGTAGAGGTTCTACTACAAATGTTAAAATTACATTCAAATTACCTGCGGCAAGGTATATGGTGTATAGAGATAAGTATCATGCAAATCATTATCATGTTGATACTGCTGTAAATATGATATGTACCATATTGTATTGCTTTGATGATTATGAAGGATTCAGTTTAAGAGATATTGTATATTCAACAAACAGTTTGGAAGATTTGAAGGAGTATCTTAAAGCAAATTACAATCCAAAAACTTGGTATGATGATGAAGAATTTATTGCTGGGTTACTTAAAGATGAAGAAAGATTTTTAGATGATTTAGGACCTATAACATCAACTACGGAAATGATTGAAAAGATAAAACAATCATCAAATGTATAAACAAATGGCAGAGGAACTCAAATTTCTCTGCCATTTTGTAATATCCTATTTACACTTGATAGGTTTTTCTGTAAAAGCAACAATGCATTGATGTCATCTGCAGTAAAATACTGCAACTTGAAATCTTCAGCCTTTATCCATGTCCATCCTTTCAAATCACAATTTCTAAAAAATGACAATTCCATTGTCCTTACTTCATCAGGGTATTTGAACCTGTTAGAATGAATAAATTCCCATAGTGACTCAACTGTCTTAAAATCATCAAATGATGGCTTGTTTGAACACATATTCATTATTGTGTTGACATCTGTTGTAACAAATTCAAGGTGTGTTGTGAAGTCTTCAAAGTTTGCAATCTCTCTATACAATCCAATTGGTGAATATTCAAACTTTGCATAATAAGGAGATTCTATATCTTTGAATCTTTCATCAATGCAGTGATTAAGAATTGTGTTCATTAACATTATCTTGTGTCCAACTTTATACTTTGATTCTCCAATTTTATAATCAGGACACCAATAACGGAACTTCGTATAATCTTCATCAACCATCTGCATAAAGTCAACCTGCACAAGTTTCTCTTCATTGTCATCAGTCATATACTTATGAATGATTGAAATTATATATATTGACTCAACTGTTACACTTTCAACAGATGGAAATGTTGTTCTTACAATTTGTTCTAACTCTTCTATTGTGTTTGATTGTACTGCTATGTCAAGATCACCGCTTGCTTCATTCTTGTGACCTGCTGAACCTATGCCTATTGCATAATATCCTTTGTCAGCAAGGGCATCAATTATTTTCTGCTGTTCACGAACAGCATACTTCTGTTCAATTGGCTCTACATCTATTTCAAACAACTTGCCACTCATTTATCACAGTTAACAGATTTCTTTATTTTCTCTATAAATTCTGAATATTCTACATCATTGAACTGTTTACCGTTTATGCATTCAAACTCATATTTTGGTTTCTTCTCATCATTTATTGGAAGGACAATAAATTTTACGGTATTATCAAATGAACCACTGAGATAATTGCTTATTTCACAACACAATTCTTTCAATGTGTGTTGAGAACATCCACACCCATTTACATATAACGCAAGTATCAACTTGTCTTTGTCATTAATCTTCTTCGTCATACGTAAATTTTGATATTTATTTTGTTCTTTAAATAATCAATCAATTCATCATCATTCTTGAACAATGATTGTATTACATATTCTTTTACATTCTTCAATTCACTACAAAGATTGCTAATTATAGCTGCTTCAAACTCATTTCCTTCCCAAGAATAGTCTGACATTGTTCTATAGATATGCAAAAAACTTTCAAGGTATTCATCAACTAAAGCATTAAGAGTTTCTTTATAGATATACTCTTCACTTAATCCAAATTGCTGTAGTTCACCTCTATCTTTTGTTCTTAAATCAACGGTAAGAGTTGTTTTGTTTTCATCATAATCTTCTTCAGAAGTTGATAGTTTATTCTTTATGTCCTCGTATGTCATATTCTGTTTTGTTGTCTCTATTTTTTCCTATGTGATAGCCATCACAAAACAGACACTTATAAGTGCTGAAATGAGTATTGTGTTTCTTACTCATCTTTTCGGCTGACTTAAGTGCTGTCTCCAAATGGTTATATGTTATTTTGGGTTGCCCAGTATGCTGATTGATGTGTGAATTGATACTGAAAGCTCCCCATGCATTTCCGGTTATGAAGAAGTTTCTAAACCAAGTCTTTCTCTTTACTTGGTCTTTGAACCATATCCAAAAATTTTTAAATTTTATTCTGTGTTTCATTTTATTCCCGCAATGTGTTTTACAATTGTTTCATAAGCTTTAGGATGTCCTTCCTTTATTGTGTCAAATATGCTGACAATATCATCATCTGACAAATCACTTATCATTGTCGCTTGGTCTTCTTTATAAAGTGCATCAAACATATATCTTACATTGTCTGCAGGATCTGGTGTATTCAAAAGATAATCACAAATGTCATAGTCTGTCATTTCATCAAGCACATCTGTTTCATAACCATTGTCAATTACTTCTTTTACTACATCAATGTCATCATATTTGCAATATCCAAGTTCATCAAGGAAGTATTTTTCAATTTCTGCACCTGGCATTGTCATAGCAATACAATAAAGTAAGTTGCCTCTGTCCCAAGGCATCAAATCATTAAATGCAGTCAATACTTTTTTCTGTTCGTCATTTAAGTACATATCAATAATTGTTTAATTTAAAATCCTCCAAACATGTTCATAAACTTACCAAACACAGCGGCATCAGGTGAATAGAAATATATAAGATATACGGTATGTTTGTCAGCTCCTTGTACTGCACATACATATTCATATCCAGCTGGAATTTCAACAGGTTCTTTGTCAATTGCAATGACTTTGAAATAATATGTAGCTTTCTCTTGCTCTTCTTTCTCTTCATCATACGTATACTCATAATAGAGTTCACTACTAACTGTGTTTGTACTGTTGTAAAGAAACTTTATATTCTTAGGTGCATTATTTAATGCATAATCACCTTCTTTTACCGGGATTGAAATCTTATCAACCTTTTTAACGTACTTCATATATTAAGCTGATTCTTTTTCTTTTATAAGTCTATCAATTTCAGTAAGCAATTCAGAATCAATTCTTTGTCCTGTATACTTATATACATCTCGGTTCTGTTTGATTCTTCTCTGCATTCTCTTGAATGCATACTCCTTGTCATTATGATATACATTCCCCATAATACTTACAAAGTAGTTTGGATCCTTCCTGAATTCCTCAAGTTCATTTGGACTCCAATCTCTTGGGATATATCTACCTAAGCTATCAGGTCCCATCATAGGTGGTGTCATGAAATTCTCAAATGACAGATTGCAAGTTTGAACCTGTGATGGATAAAGTGATGCAAAGTCATCACATACATTGAAGTCATATCGTCCAGGTACACAAGCACAGAATGCACCTTCATAATTTACTTTGAATCTTTCAACTGCATCATAATCATAAACAACTCTCTTGTTGTCAAGATAGAATTCATTGAACACATTAGCTGTAGTAAGTGCAACCTGTCCGAATGCTGCAAGCAGCGGTACAAGTGTAATTGATGAAACAGCACAAGGACTTTCAAGTGACTTCAACTTGTAATGAATCAACAATCCAATAAGACTATCAATTGCGTTGTAATAATAGTACCATTCAATGTCCTTCTCATACAAGTCATTCAAAGTTCCTTGATACTTAATCTTGTTTGCTTTTACGGCATGTTCACCAACCCAGTCAAGTGAATAGCTTTCATAAGGTCTCAATACATAATCATACTGCTTTACAATTTCCATATAGTCAAGCCAAACAGAATGACAAGGCGCTGGGAATCTATGAACTGTACCATCTTGGTCAACTACTTTTATTGATTTTATCTCACCTGTTGGTGATGCCTTTCTGAACATATTATATGCTTCACCTCTGCCAAACAGATTTATGACTCTATTGATTATGTACAAAAAGTCAAATCGGTAACTGTTCCATCCAGCCAAGCAAGGTATCTTCGGACAAATTATTGTTAGGAAGTGTTGCAACATATCTTTCTCATTCTCAAAATACTGATACAACACTTTAGGTTCCTTCAATTTTCTTGCTTTTGCAAATTCATTGTTATCAATCCAATCTAAATATCTTTTACGAAGTAAAGCAATACTTTCCTCTGACATCTTTCTCAAACCATATACAATACAAGACATATCAGGTCCAACAAGAGATATTGATGTTACCTGATGTGCTGCTGTTTCTGGATCTGGGAAACTTGTTGGGTCAAACTTTGTTTCAATATCGAAGAAATACAGTTTTGGAAAGTTCTGTGCATGAAATGAATCATTCAAATCTTTTGGGAGTTCATACATAAACTCAAGCAAGTCAAACTCATTTGGTTCATACACTGAAGTGTCCTTATAGATCTTCCTTGCCTTCTTTCCATTCCAAGTATCAAATTCTCCATTCTCATCATACTCATAAGTTTTAATGTGATGGAAATATTTTTGATACATCTGCCTATTTCCTTGATTATCAATATAACTAATTACAAGTTTTTGTTCTTTCTTATTCCATGTTCTGTCTAATATCATATGCAATAAATCACTGTTGTAGTTATATTTAATATAGTACATGCGTACTTAAGTATTCATAAACAAGGCAGCCCAATTACTTGAGCTGCCCGTATAGAAGTATCGCTACGCATTGCTAATTTCCTTGCCCTCCTCTCAAAATACTCAACCTCTCAAACCTTCAATAAACAGGGACATTCAGGTTATATGTCTTCGCTTTCACTAGATTAATCTGCAGAAGCAATTTAGTGTTTTTATTTAATCTCTTCTAAAATTAGAGAACTTCTGATTTCTGATTAATTTTGATTAGTTTGGGCTTATATTTTAACTGGGTATTATCTATCTCCAATTATCAAAGCCTTTCTAAATCAATTCAGTCAAGGACGCCGATGATAACGATTGTGAGTTTGTGCATGTCCAGATTAGTTCTTTATATTTCTCAATTTCTTCTCTACCAAGTAACTGCCATTTTAAAAATTATAATACAAAATGACGAAAACTAAAAACCATAATGACAAATATAAATATTACTCAGCAAAAAGTACTTTATCAAAAAAGAAGTTCATCTGGTGTCAGCTTGGCTTACGGCCACAAATACACATTACTTATTTCTCTTTATTCTCTTCTAACATTGCAAAAATCTTCTCAGGTGTCTCATTCACATTGAACGGTTCCATACCTTCAACATGAACTGTAGATACAAGACGATTGTAATCAACATTACTGTCAATGATAACAATCTTGTCGGATCTAACAATGATTACACTGTTGTCTTCCGTGTTGTGAAGTCTAATAAATTTAGCCATATCTTTCTATTTCCTTATATTATATAATAGAAATGTTTTCAATTAATTCATTTATTTTACTGAGCAATTTGCTCAAATTTTTTCTTGCTTTTGACGAACCCGAGCATCATAGAATACACCTGAAGACCTGGTTCATACTTGATATGATACTTTAGACAGTCATCCTTTCCAAGTGTACGGTTGTTGTTTGGACCTGACAGCTGCTTAAGAATAAGAATGTTCATTTCCTTTCCACGAATGGACCAAATGACTTTCTTAACTTCAAACTTCTTGACAATTCTTGTTGAACCATCTCTAATCTTCCCCCTCAAGGTAATGATGTCACCCACCTTATACCTTTCAGTGACTTTAGCCTTGGCTCTATCTTTTGAAGCTTTCTTATCTTGTTTTGCAATATAAATATTGACAAACTTCAGTTCATCTTCAGTAAGATCATCATACTTCTTTTTGAAGAAAGAATAGTCACGATAGAAATAAACAACCCTATAGTTCTGTACCTGTTCACCAGAAGTGTCTTCAATCATTTTGATTTCAACACTTTTGATTTTCTCAGGCGCATAGCTTATGCTTGCCATTTTGTCTGTTTCACTTAATGCATACATAGCACCAGGGTTTGGGGTTGTTTTTGATTTTTTCATTTACTTCAGCTGCTTTTTACCAATGGTGTCCTCAAGCTGAATAGCCATGTTGTGAAGTTCCTTCTCAATAAGCTTTCTCTGAGCATCACCTTCAGTGTGAATCTTTTCAACCTCACGGATGGTAGCAACAAGTTCACTTGTGGTGGTCTTGAGAGTCTCAAGAGAAATGACGGACTCCTCATTAGCCTTAGCAACAGCAACAGAGTTGGTGTGGAGGCTCTTGGCATTTTCGGCGAGGATCTTGTTGGTAGTTTCGGTCAACATCTGCTGAGCCTTTACATTGTTAGTCTGATTGTTCATGATGACCGCAATGGACAACTGATTCTTCCAAAGAGGAATGACATTGGTAACAATGTTGTCGGACTTCTCAGCAATTGCCATGTTATTGCCCTGGGTAGCCTTAATCTGAAGCAGGTTCTGCTGAAGTACAGCCTCGGTGACCTGCATATCAGCAATTCTCTTCTGAACAGAATTGATGAAGTCCTGCATCTCAGAAATCTGATAGGACTCATAATTGCCAGGGTTGTCCTTCATATCCTGAAGCTTAACCTTGCTGTCCTCCTCAAGAACCTTGAGAGCCATGATAAGCTCGCGGATTCGGTCAATGTAAGAGACATTATTGTCGAAAATCTCCTGAAGAGTGGAGTTGTCCTTCAAAGCAACAAGCTTTGCATCTCCCATCTTCTCGGCAATCTCATTCACATTGGTGGCAATGTCATTATACTTGATTTTGACATTCTCCACAGTCGTGATGAACTTGCTGACAATAGGGAGCTTACGGAGGAAGTTCTTCCACTTAGTGTCAGAATTGATTTCATTGATGTCAATCATGTTGAGCTGACTAAGCAGCTGAGTGGTGAGAGCCACAATTTCACCACCATCCTGTGCCTGCACAGATGCAAGAAGTCGTTCACCGTTCTCCGCAACGACAGAGTTCAAATCGGAACCATATTCATGAAGAGTGGTCAAATCATGAACATCGACCTTTTCAGTAAGAGCCCTGTACTTCTGCTTGTCAGTCTCAGTAAGAGCAGCAAGCTTGCGCTCATAATCATAACTGTTGGAAGTAGCGGTCCTAACGACACTTTTTTCGGTAGATAAATTTGCCATGTTTGTTTGATTTAAAGTAAGTTTTTAATATTAGAGAAATCGTCTTCGGTTAAAGTGATATACTTGTATTTGCTATCACTTGCAAGATAAACAATCCACCTTGGTGAGGAATAATTCTCACCAGTAGAAGGATTCTTGTTCGTTTTGATAATGATGTCAATTCGGCTGAACGGAACAATCACATCTGCACGCAACTGAATAAGCTTGTCATTCAAAGTCCCCTTTGAGTTGTTAGTGGAAGTCTTAACCATGTATCTATTGTCTTTTGTAACTTGTATTATAATATAGAACTAAAAACGGATTTTTCATTTTTAGTTAAGCAAAAATAGTATATTTGTTACATTTTTTTATTTTTACATATATAACTAATTTATATAACTGTTATGATATTTGGGAATTTGAATTCTGTTCTTGAAGATGAACAGAGCATAATGGAAGCAGTAGAATCTAACATACTGACTCAGCAGCAGTTCAATACTCAAGTGATGAAAAAACAATCAAGAGTTTCAAAGATCTTGTATTCATTGTCTCACTATGGTATGAACTATACTGACCAGGTCTTAAAGAATATGCACGCAATTCCTGCTGATAAGGATTTGAGGCCTAAAGAAGATTCAATAATGACCCAGTCAATATATGGCGGTATGATGAACAACTTCCGTGTAAAGGGTGAAGAAGAAAGAGACTTCCATGAAAAGACTCTTGAACAACGCCGTGAATTACTTAGAAAGTTAGCAAGTCAACCTGAACTTGAAGACATCCTTGATGTAATGGCAAATGAATGTATTGTGTATGATGACAATGAAGCATACATTGCCCAGCCATTCATTGATACAGGTCTTACTCAACAATTGACAGAAAAGTCAGCAGAGGAACTTAGAAATGCAGTTGATGTAATATTCTACAAAATATATATGCTGCTCAACTGGAAACGTAATGCTTGGGATGACTTCAAGAGATTTCTTATTGATGGTATACTTGCATATGAAATATTGTATGATGATTTGGAGAATCCACATTCAATTATTGGATTGATTGACTTGGATCCTGTAACACTTACAAAAACAATTGTAAACGGTACAACATATTGGGTACAGTTCAAGGGTATAGAAGGTAAAGAAAGATGGCTGCTTGATTCTCAAATCATATATGTAAAATATGAAGACTCAGGTGTTTCAGAAAGACTTTCATATCTTGAACGTCTTCTTCGTCCTTTCAACATCTATCGTATTGTTGAACAAGCACAAGTCATTTGGACAGTAACACAGGCATCATTCAAGACGATGTTCACTATTCCTGTAAATGGAATGAACAAAGCAAAGGGAATGCAGACACTTTCACAAGCAATGAATCGTTATAAAGAAGACATCTCATTCAATGTAGATACAGGTGAACTTCGTGTCAATGGTAAAGTAAACCTTCCATTCAACAAAGAATATTGGATGCCTGAAAATGAAGCAGGTCGTCCTGAAATTGAAACACTTGTTGATAATGGACCAATGCTTAATGATTCAGACCAAATCAAATACTTCTTAAGTAACCTTTATAAGATGTCAAAGATTCCTGAGTCAAGATTTGACAAAGAAGCACAGGCAACTTGGTTTGGTGCAGACCCAACACAACAATTGAGAGATGAAATTAATTTCTCACGTTTTGTTACCCGTCTTCGTAACACATTCTCTGAAATATTGTTGAAGCCAATCAGAATTCAAATTGCACTTAACCTCCCAGATATAAAGAATGACAAGAGAATTCTTGACAGTATTTCATTGCATTACAATTCATACAATGAATTCACTGAACTTGCTGAAATGGAAGTTATGACAAAGAGAGTTGAATTCATAGGTACAATGAAAGACAGTTTGACAATAACAAATGATGAAGGTGAAGAAGAACCTTACTTCGATCCTGAATTCCTTATTCTTAAATATCTTAAGATGTCTGAAGCTGACATTGAACTTAATAAGAAGATGAAGGAAGAAAAGAAATTGAAGAAAGCCGCAGGTGGTGATGAAAATGGAGAAGAAGATGAAGAAGGTGGAGATGAAGAGATGGGTGGTGAAAATGAAGAAGAACCAGGCGGCGGAGAAGAAGGTGGAGGTGAAGCACCAGAATCAGATGAATCAGGTGGTGAAATAGATGATGAAATGTTAGGTGATGTACAACCTGAATCATCAGAAACAACACAAGCATAATAATATATGAAGTTAGAGGAGTTTAAAATACTGCCAGGAACAGTAATTGATGTTTCTGACCCAAAATATATAGGAAGAGTAAAAGCCGATGCACCTGGATTGTTCAATTCAGCTGTTATGAACAAAGAAGGTATGCCTTGGATATATCCTGGTATGATGACAGGTTATCAAAGGTTTTCAAAGTTGAATGTAGGTAGTAAGATTTGGATATTGACTGACAAAGAATATCATGAATTTTGGTATGTTCCAATGTTTGAACTTAACCAAGACACCCGTGACATCATATCAGAAAATGCATCAGACTATCAAGAGTCAGAAGTATTGCTTTCAAGAAATATGGGCGACATGGCTGTATATATCTATTACCGCCCAAGTGAAGGAATTGTACTTAAGAACTCTGACAATACATTCATAACACTTACACCTGACAACCAAATCATAATAAGGTCAGGTGAAGGACAAGTCTTGATAAAGGACAACCAAGTATACATTGGTGATACAAATACAAACAAGATGGAAAAAGCAGTCATGGGTGAATCACTTGTCAAGTTCATTGACCGATTTGCAAATGCTCTTGATAGTGTTGCTTCAACATCAGCTGCTGGGTATACTGGTAACTTGACTGCACCATTGATGAAATGTGTTGCTGAATTGAGAGCAACACAAGACTTGTTAGCAAAGAATACAAAAGTTGATTAATACAAAAGTTGATTAAATATGCTTGGAAATTATATAAGTAAAGATACATTGCCAGGTGATCTGCTTGGTAACCTTGAAGCGGTAACAATAAATGCCGGTTCAAGCTTTTTAGCAGGTGCCGCAACAAGTTCATTCTCTAAAGTGCTTGATACTGCTGACAATGTTGCACTTATTTACAATACGGTTGTTGACCCTAACTTATACAAGAAGATAACAAAGGATTTGATTGAGCACTGTGTCACAGTAACAACAACCGAACTTACAACTTACATATCTGATAAGACAACCGAACTGCTTTCATTTGATAAGATGCAGAATGTTCTTGTTGACTCCATAACATATTGGACAAAAGAGAAACTTATCAAGCCAGCCGACATACTTGATTTGATAAAGACAAAGAGTATGGAAAAGGAAAATAAGAAGCAAATGGATAAACAGCAGAAAGAGAAGATTGCTGAAATTAAGAATAACATAACAAATACAGTAGGTACAATGAAAGATTATGCCGACAGGACTGTTTCTTCACTTAATGCTGGAATTGAATCTATAACTGCATATGTAACACAAGGACCTGACTGGGTTGTAACAAAAGTCAATTCTTATGTAGGACAAGCAATTGAAAAAGTTGAGACATTTGTTGGTACACAAGCTGATTTTTTGATAAGAAGCCGTGATGCAGCTATTGATGCACTTGGGCAAGGTATAGGTGCTATGGGTGCCGCTATAATAAATAGAATTGCAATAAACGCTGCAAAGAAATTGAAGTCAGATGCGGAAGGACTGATTTCAAAAGTACAAGTAAAAGCTATGAATGCAATAACAAAAGCAATCATGATAATAAGACAGCTTACAGGTATTGCTATACCTCCAATATATCCTCCCCTCCCTAAACTGACATCATTACTATAAATAAAGTAAACTATATATATGAGTAAAAAGGTAACAGTTTGTTTGTGTGTAAAGGACAGACAAAACATAGTTAAGAATACAATTGATATGCTTCTTAACCAAGACTATGAAAATTATGAGATATTCCTTTGTGATGGTAAGTCAGAGGATCTTACAATGACTACACTTCTGAACTATCAAAAGGACTACCCAGGAAAAGTAGTTGCTTGGCAGACAGAAGAACCTGGATATGTAAACACACACAACTTTGTTCTTAGCCAAGCAAAAGGTGATTATATCTGTTTCGTTGACAGTGATGACATCGTAGATGGTGGAAAGTTGAAAGAACAAGTCAAGTTCCTTGACGAACATCCTGATGTTGATGTTGTATCATCTTGTGTAATGTTCCCAGACAAAAGAGTACTTGTTAACTCTTGTGTTGAGCTTGATGATGAAGTAATATCAAATGCACTTCAGAAAGATATTCCAATGAATACAATCTGTCACTTCCAAAGTTGTATGTTCAGAAGAAAATGCTTGGAAAAATTCACAGGATTCAAATACTTCTTTGATGAATATGAAACAGGTCGTTGTGGTGAGGGATTCTTATATACACTTCATTTTCTTGGATATAAGTTTGCAAATATCATCACAACAGTATATGTATATCTCCGCGGTGTAATAAAGTCAGGTATGACCACAAAAATTGTTCCTGAATTTGCAGATGCAATTGATGCAATGACTTATGAAGAGAAAAAGACTCATATTCTTGAGTTGTTCAATAAATACAATCCTCCAAAGCCAAAGATTGGCCGTCCTAAGAAAACCCCAAAAATATCATAACAAAAAAAAATGGTTGAAACTTTTAAGGTTTCAGCCATTTTTCATTATATAGTTTAGCATTCAAAAGGTTCAAGGAACAATTACTGTAGTACCATCATAGGTGATAAGTTCATCCACATCAGTAGGAGAAAGAGGAACTTGTCTGTAATACAGTCTCTCAATTACCTCTTCAGGAATCTGACCACGACGACGGGTAATGCAAGTTTCAAGTGGAGTAACAACATTTACACCTACAATGTATATGCCATAACTCCTGAGAGTGTCAAGCAAATTCTTTCTATACTTAGGATTTGTATTGGTGTCATCAATGATGAAGCTTCTCTTCATTTTGATGCACTTGGTAATCCTTGCATATTCCTCAGTAGTTACTTTGTTTTCAAGGTCTGCACTCAATACTGCCTTTTCATCAGCACTTGAAGTATGACCAAGCTCAGCACGAATGATGTCACGAGAAATCAGTTCCAAGTCGGAATGATTTTCCTTTGCCCAGGTTGACTTACCTGAACCAGGGATTCCGCACATGATGAAAACGACAATTCCGTGACCTTCAAGCTTGTATCTGTCAATAGTGCTCATATCTTTTTTCTTAATCAATTACATTATAATATAGTCACATTTATCATAAAATTTATTTTTACATATAAATAAAAGGCTAAACTTATGTATAATCTTAAGAAAGAGAGATTCACTATAATGAATGTGAATGAAGTAACAAAAGAAGAAGTTGTTGAATTACTTAATAAGTTAAGAGAAAAATATTTTGACTATCCAGTTTTCAACAGAACAAACAAAAGTTTCATCAATGAATTTTTGGTACATAAGTTCCTTTATAAAATTGGAATATTGAGAAGCAAGACAAAGGATGCAGGTATGCAATATCCAATATCTTCATTTCTTGAATTCTTGTACTCAGTATTTGGAGCAATCTTCGGATTGTTTGTCAAATAACAAATACATTATTAATTTTTATGGCTGTATCGGAATTTGAATATGAATATAATCCGGTAAAAGAAATGTCAGGTGGCAAAGAGGCCGAACGAGTTATATGGACTACAAAAGCATTCAATAAAGCTGTTGAAGCAATCAAACAAGGTCTACCTCTTAAGTCAAATCCATTCTGTGGTAAAGATGTACAATTGCTGAAGCCTGATTTAGTATATAGAAGAACACAGGAAGAAATTGAAGACTACCTTCACTGCAAGGCTGACCCAGTATATTTTGCAAGCAAATGTTTTTTGATGACACCTGAAGGTCTGAAGCCTTGTGTCCTCCGTGACTATCAAATTGAATATCTTAATTTGTTAAAGGAGAACAACTTTACGATACTTCTTGCTGCCCGTCAGTCAGGTAAGTCAACAACCACTGCTATATTCTGTTTGTGGGTAATATTGTTCAATATAGATATGATGGGACTTATACTTTCAAAGTCAGGTCCTGCAGGTGTTGACTTGCTGTCAAAGATAAAGGATATGTTCAGATGGCTGCCTTGGCATATCAAGTGTGGTGTAATGAAATGGAATATGCATGAAATTGGTTTTGACAATAACTCATCAATTTCAACTGAAGCTTTCTCACCAACCGCAGGCCTTGGTAAAACAATCAACTTCCTTATTCTTGATGAGTTTGCTTGGTGCCCAAAGAATGATGTTGAACTTTTCTACCAAAACATTCTTCCTACCGTATCAACCCAGACAAATGCACATGTTGCAATAATGAGCACCCAGAATGGATTCAACCTGTTCTATAAATTATATAAGGGTGCAATAGAGAAACGAAACTCTTACAAACCATATAAGATTGACTGGTACCAAGTACCA